ATGGTTCACAGATAAAAGCCGTATCTGCCGCTGCTGATGCTGCTCGTTCTGAAGCTCTTTCACTTCTGATTATTGACGAAGGTGCCTTCATTGATAACATCGAGGAAATATGGGCCTCTGCACAGTCCACAATCAACACTGGCGGTAGTGCAATAATCAACTCGACTCCTAACGGGGTTGGTAATTTTTATCATAAACAGTGGGTCAATGCAAAGACAGGAAGAAGTGCTTTCAATCCAATCTTCCTCCACTGGACAGTTCACCCTGAACGTGACCAAGCTTGGAGAGACCAACAGGATATTATCCTCGGCCCTGCACTTGCTGCCCAAGAGTGTGATGGTGACTTCTTGTCATCTGGTCACTCTGTTGTTGATGGTAATATCATTGACTGGTATGAAAAGACATATGTTACCGAACCAAAAGAAAAAAGAGGCGCAGAAGATGCACTTTGGATATGGGACTATCCCGACCCAAATAAATCATACATGATTGCTGCCGACGTTGCCCGTGGAGATGGTAAAGACTTTTCTGCGTTTCACATTATAGATATTGAGAATGTAGAACAAGTTGCGGAATATCAAGGTAAGTTAGATACCAAATCATTTGGTAATCTTCTCGTATCACTTGCCACGGAATACAACGATGCCTTACTTGTTGTTGAAAATGCAAACATAGGATGGGCGGTAATCCAACAAATAATTGACCGCGGTTATCCTAATCTTTACTACACATATAAAGAAGATGGATATACAGACCCATCGGTGCATATTCCAAAAGGATATGACCTCAAAGATAAATCACAGATGGTTCCTGGTTTTACAAACAGTTCAAAAACAAGACCACTCATAGTTTCTAAATACGAGATGTATTTCAGAGAAAGAGTTCCGGTCATAAAGTCAACTCGTCTTGCCGAAGAAATGTTCGTATTTATTTGGGCCGGTGGTAGAGCTGAGGCACAGACAGGATATAATGATGACTTGGTAATGTCATTTGCCATTGGACTTTGGGTAAGAGATACTGCTCTCAAACTTCGTCAAGAAGGTATGATGAAAACTAAATTGGCGCTGGATTATATGAAAAAATCCACACAAGTTTTTAACACTGGAAACATGCGAAACAATAAAGCTGATGCTGGTTGGGAACAAAAAATCAGCGGTAAACAAGAAGACTTAACGTGGTTATTATAATTTAATTAAAACATACTTATATGTATGGACTAATACACTAACTAAACAGGTGAGAAATGGTCGTATATTTGACTACAAATATGGTAAATGGTAAAAAGTATATTGGAAAAGATAGTAAGAATAATCCCAACTATCTTGGTTCCGGTGTATTATTACAAAAAGCCATATCAAAGTATGGGAAGAATAACTTCAAAAAGGATATAATTGAGGAATGCTCCAACTTCGAACAATTGATACAAAGAGAAGAATACTGGTTGAATTTTTACAATGCCGGTAATAGTCCTATGTTTTACAATTTGCATAATTATAGTTCGGGTGCACCATCTGGTGAAAAAAATAAATTGTTTGGTAGAAAATTATCTTTGAAAAGAAGAATGCAAATTTCACAATCCTTACGTGGAAGAATTCATTCGGAAGAGACAAAAAAAAGAATAAGAGAATCAAATATTGGCAAAAATTTAGGAAAATATCCATCGAAAGAAACTCGTGCAAAATTATCAAAAGCAGCCACTGGTCGAAAACATACGGAAGAATCAAAAGAAAAGATACGATTGAAAAATATAGGAAATAGGAGTAGAACTGGAATGACACATTCTGTTGAGACAAAAGAAAAAATAAGAAATGCTCAAATTGGAATAAAGAAGAACCCAGAATCCGTATACAAGAATTTTTTGGCTCAAAAGAAAAAACCAATAATACAATATGATACCGATGGTAATTTTTTAAGAGAGTATGACGGCATTAGATTGGCTGAAAGAATCACTGGTATAAAACGTCAATCACTACGATTTGCCCTAACTGGAAAATCTAAAACTTCTGGTGGATTTATTTGGAAATATAAAACAAATGTAGAGAGTGAGAGTCAAAATGGCTGAAAAGAAATCAATATTCGACCGACTAAAAGTCCTGTTTAGCACAAACGTGGTCGTGAGAAATATCGGGGGCCGGAAGCTAAAAGTGGTCGATACCGCTCGGTATCAAGCAGACGGAAACCCACACACATCAAAAGTCATTGACAGATACGGTCGTCTTCACGGCACTCGTGGAACCCCTATATCTGTTTATAACCAATATAACTCATTCTCAGCAACAAAGATTGACCTTTACACAGACTATGAGGCGATGGACACAGATGCCATCATTTCGTCTGCTCTTGATATTTACGCGGATGAATCTACGTTGAAGAATGACACTGGTGATGTCCTAACTATTCGTTCAGATAACGATAACATTCGTAAGATTCTCCACAATTTGTTCTATGATATTCTAAACGTAGAATATAATCTGTGGCCGTGGATTCGTAATCTTTGTAAGTACGGAGACAATTATCTTTATCTCGATGTTAAAGATGGAATCGGTGTTACAAACGTTGTTCCATTTTCTCCGTATGAAATGCAACGTGATGAAGGAACTGACCCTGAGCATATCTACATGACAAAATTCGTCTATGAAGGTCCACTTGGTAAGGGTGAGTTTCAAAATTATGAAATTGCTCACTTCCGTCTTATCGGCGATACAAACTTCTTGCCGTATGGCAAGTCTATGTTAGAAGGTGCTCGTAAACTTTACAAGCAACTTGTTCTCATGGAAGATGCGATGTTGATTCACCGTATCATGAGAGCTCCTGAAAAGAGAATTTTCAAGATTGACATTGGTAACATTCCGCCAGCGGAAGTTGACCAGTATATGCAGAACATCATCAATCAAATGAAGAAAACACCGGTGGTAAACGAACAAACAGGTGATTATAATCTTCGTTATAATATGCAAAACATCCTAGAAGATTTCTATCTTCCTGTTCGTGGTGGACAAGCTGGTACTGCAATTGAAACACTCCCAGGTCTTCAATATCAAGCAATCGAAGACGTTGAATACTTAAAGAGTAAGATATTTGCTGCACTTAAAGTTCCAAAAGCTTTCTTGGGATATGACGAAGGTATGGAAGGTAAGGCAACTTTGGCTTCACTTGATATTCGTTTTGCAAGAACAATTGAAAGAATCCAACGAATTGCTGTTTCTGAATTAACAAAGATTGCTATCGTTCACTTGTATGCTCAAGGATATGAGAATGCAGACCTTGTAAACTTTGAACTTTCTCTAACTGGTCCGTCTATCATCTACGAACAAGAAAAGATTGCTCTGATGAAAGAAAAGGTAGACCTTGCTGGTTCTCTTATTGAAAGAAAACTTCTATCGATGAAGTATATCTATGCCAACATCTTCAATATGTCAGAAGATGAAGCGGACTTTGAGAAGAATGAGATTATCGAAGATATTAAACTTCAATTCCGTCAGAAACAAATTGAAAGTGAAGGAAATGACCCAATGGTTACGAAAGAATCATATGGTACACCACACGACATAGCTTCAATGAATATATTTGGTGGTAAAAAAGTTCAACAAATAAATGATGTTGAAGTACCAGAAGGTGGATGGCCAGGTGCTGGAAGACCACCTGAACATGGTTCCACGTATGGAACAGACGATAGTCCATTCGGTAGAGACCCAATTGGTGGTAAGAGTATTGCTAATACATTTGACGTAAACTTCTCACCGAAACATAATTATAGAGGTGGGTCTCCATTGTCCGTTGAATCTGTTTCTCGTGAATTAACTCGTGAAATGTCAGACACAATACGAAGTATGGACGGTATGAAGATAAAAACGAAGAGTATAATTTCTGAGAGTCTAAAACCTTCTTCAGAACAAAAAAAGGAAGAGTTCGGAATGCTTGATGAAAACAATTTATTAGAAGAAATCTAAAAATTACTCATATTTATTGTATGAAGGATTATATTTAACGGGTAGAACAAATGAAAAAAATTAAACATTCAAAATTTAAGAATACTGGTATGTTATTTGAACTTTTAACACGTCAAATAACATCTGAAATCATTTCGGGAAAAGAATCCCCGTCTACTCAAATTCTTAAAAAGTTCTTTAATAAAAATACGGAACTCTTTAAAGAGTATGGTCTTTACAAGACTCTATCGGAAGAAAAATTAAATTCTGAAGTTAAGTCGAATATGTTAATCGAAGCCGTATTGAAGGCAAGAAAAAAGATAAACAAAGTAAAGTTGAAAGAAGAAAAGTACGAACTTATCAAGACTATAACGGAAAACTTCGATATAGATGTTTTCTTCCAAACAAAGGTTCAAAATTATAAACTTTTAGCTTCTGTCTACAAGATATTTGAATATACTGAGTTAGACAATCCAAATGAAATTACTCGTTCACGATTTACCATTATTGAAAATATGGTCGGTGAACAAAAAAGACAAGTTATCGAAGAATCAAACAACTTATCGAATGAACCAAAAGAAATTCGTTTGTTGTCATACAA